TGAGCCTGTCCCTGCTGATATTGACTGTAAGCTGAATAGCCTGCACCATAAATACCCACACCTGTAGCTATAATACCACCTGTAGTTAAACCTGTAGTTCCTGCTGTAAGAGCCAATGAAGTAAATACAGCCATATCAGTCCTCCTTAATTAAAAAAGTTGTATTTTTATCTGTTACTTTAAACTTACATCTTTCCAGCAGTTTTGCAAGAGAATCGTTATCTGTCGTTGTCATCATAATTTTATATCCCATCCCTTTCCGCATTGTATCAGCACACCCTACAAGTGTCTTTATCCCAGCATATGACTGCTTGTTTGTGTTTTGCGGATTTGTAACTATCCATTCCAGCATTGAAACAGGAGAGCTGTTGTCCAGATAAAGCCACCCTGCACATATCATTTTGTCGAAATCATCCTCATCAAAAACTACAATACCGCCTCTCGGTAGCATCATTTTCGGAATTGGTTTCCATATATCACGGGCTTCCCACCATGATTTTACTATTTCATAATCATTTTTCTGCTCAAAAAATCTTGTTTTAAGAAACATTATCTGTAAACCTCAAGTAACGTTGCAATATTTAAAAGTTCAAGAGGATATCCTTTATCCTGCTTGATATAAACTGATACATCATCTTCATAAGAAGAATTAACCTTTACTCTTCTTATTGCTGTTTCAAATGGCATTGGTTCTACCTGTGAATCATTACCTTTTCTATTAAACGAAACTTCGTAATTATCTTTCTGTGTAGATACTTTAAAATAGTTTGAGTCTTTAATTCTTAAAATACATTGTGCTATTTTCTTTTTTCTTCCCTGTGTTGTACCATATTCAAGAGAAGGAGATAACGGCATAGTTTTAATTACTGTATCATAATTTTTACCGATAACTATTCTGTTAAAAAAATACCCGTCAGGTATATCATCTTCAAAATATATTCCGTCAGCAAATACAGCATCATAATCATCAACCCAGTCAGGAAGAGAACTGTCATCTATTTCATCTTCTACATAATCAATATCAGCAAATTCATTAACTGAAGAATCATTTTCTATAATAGCTCTGTTATCCAAATACCCTCCGCTACTATATGGAGTCCATCCTGTCATGTCTATAGGATTACCTGTAACTGAATCAAGCATCTGAAAAACTGTTCTTGAAAGCCTATCTCCTAAAAGTATAAGTCCTTCATGACTTGTAGTAAGTTCATCTGAACCGGTAAAATCATGAGCAATTACATAATCTCCTTCTGAAAAAGAACTTCCATCTCCTCCTATTTCTATATAACCACCTGATATATCTTCTATTGTTTCTTTCTGCCAAGTCGAAGATAAATGACGTTTATCAACAAAATTTGTTTTTACAGCATAAAAATATCTGCTTGATAAATCAAAATCATCTGTATCTATTCTAACTTTTATTTTGTCTTCATCTTCTTCAATATAAACTATTTCAAGACCTTTTAGAGAACTGTCATATAAATCCACTGTCTGATAATAAGCAGAATCATTATACAGCCCTTCTTTAGGTTTATATTCATACCAACTGTTTAAATAAACAACATTATGCAAATCTACATTGTTACCGAAAAACTCATTTTCAGTAGTATATTTCTGATTAAACTGAAAAACTTCTACTGCTGAACTGCCTGAATCATTTGTTACTGTAACATAAACATCTTCATTCCCAGTTGAAGTCGGTACAACCGCAACAGAGCTGTAATGTTCTGAATCAAGTTTTCTTTTTAATCTGCTCCAACCTACTATTTTTCTGTTACGGTTATAGACAAGGCAGGCTAAATGACCTGATTTTGTTACACACCAAACAACCGTATAAGGCTGTGACTGATAAGCAAACTGTAAAACCCCTTCGCCTGTTATGTGTTCTGCAAGCAATGTCAAATCAGGAGCAACATAACCGTCATTTTCAAAATTATATGCAAGCTCTCTCATTATTTTTCCTTCTTTCTGAAAAAACAATGTACTGTCATTGACTACAAGGCTTTGCAGATAATCACTTCCATAAGTTGTTTGTTTCTGAAGCTGAAAATTAGTAGCTGAAATAGCTTCATCTTCGTCTGTTGCTTTTAACGTCCATTCTCCGCCTTTTGTTCCTATGGATATAATACTCTGTGCATTAAGCCATTGAATATCATTCAGCTGATTGGAAGCTATTGTAAATTCAAGTGCATGAGTTGCCAAATTACCAAGTTCATAATCATAATAATTATTAGTCCTTGAAGCCCATATTGTCTGAGGGTCTTTATCTGTTCCTCCATACCACAGACGTTCTTCAAAAAGCAATATAGAACGAGGATAACCGTTTTTATCGCTCCAGGCACTTTCAGCCCATCTGTCAGTAGGATTAAGCTGATATACTGTTCCGGTCCCGTCTATAACCGCACCGCCTGTATTTACACTTATATTAAAATTATTTCCACTTACTCCTGTTACTTTAACTATTGAATATGAAATTTCATATCCTGTACTTTTTTCAAGATATACATAATCATCTTCTTCAAGAGTATGACCTGCTGTAACAACTTCTACTTCTGTGCCGTCTGTATTTAAGTCAGTATAATCTACTGTATAGCTTATATACTGATTCTGTACTATTTCAGCATCAACATCATCTTCTGCATAATAATCTGTAATCTTATATATAGCTTTATTGTAAAAGTTTTCTTTAGTTAAAGTAGCATAAGCATCTCCGCTTATAGAAGCAATATCAATATAAATTGCGTATTCATATCCGTACTCATCTTCTGTGCCGTCAGTACGGTAATTATTACTGTAATTTCCTGAACCATTATCATAAGAAGTATATGATTTAAGAATTTCCCATTCTGTTTCACCTACTTTTCTTCGTCTTATCTGTATTTCGCCTTCCCAGTTTCCGTGAGTTGTAAACTGATAATCACCGTATATTTGCATTGTGTCGGAAATTGTTTCTGTTGCGGTAATAATCTGCTCAAGAAGAGTAACTTCATTTTTCTGTTCAAGTTTTAAATATGCTCCTACCATATCTGAACTGAATACAGAATTATCTGAAGTTTCATAAATACTGACTTCATCTCCTATAGCTCCGTAACCTGCTACAAGATTAAGAGATTCGTCAAGATTAAGTTCTCTGAAAGGTACATTGTCATCATCCATTTCCTCCATTTTAAAATGAGGAGCGGTTTTTTCAGTTCTTGACAGCTTCTGTCTAGGATAATCAGGATGTGCCATAAAAATTACATCAGCTGACTGTGCAAACTGTATTCTGTATAAATCGCCATAATCATCAAGTTTTTTCCATGAAGCCTCTATATTAAGAGCATCTGTATTTCCGTTTTTCAATGATTCATATATCTGAGTATCAAATACTAAATCTCCATCAGAATAGGTTTCTCCGCTGTCATAAACAACAGCATCTTTTTTATACTCATAAACAGAAGGTATCTGATAAGCTGTATCATCAGATGAAACTTCTTCCCAGTAATCATAGTTAGGACTTGCTCCGCTTGATGTATGTTCTTCAATACATCTTATATAACCACCGTCTGGTGCAAAAAAAGTTAAATCTCCAAGTTTGTAATCTGATCCGCTTGCCCAATTTTCAAAATCACGTGTAACAAGTTCTCCGTTGATAATAAAACGAATAAATTTATGCCCGAATACAAGACAGACATTTTCTTCTTCTGAAAAGATAAACTCTTTCAAACGGGGCAAATGGTCGCCATACGTGTCGGGAAACTCTGAAACATACTTAGAGCCGGATATTCTGTTTACACCGCCCCATGGGACAACTAATGCGTTTTCTATCGTCTCACAGCCCTTATGATATTGTTTTAAGTCTTTCCGTCCAGACATATACGGACTTAATTCGCCCGAATTAAAATCATTTATCTGTGAAGTAATCATTAATATTCGCCATAAGGGTCTAAGTATTCAAAAGATTCTCTATGAACTGTGCTTTTTTCAACCGTTGATGCGTTCTGTGCTTCAGGAAGAATAATATCTGTATATTCCTGTAGCAATACTCCTTTAACATCAACATCAAGATTAAGAGGGACAATTACAGCCATAGCAAGTTTATAGTACAGAGCCTGTATAAATAAAGGGTCTAATTCGCTTATATCGTCAATATATGCAGTATATACAAGCTTTACACTTGTTTCATCTGTAAGAATATATTTACCTTCTCTTACATAGTCTGCATTAACATCATTAATTCTTATAATTTTTAAAAAGTCAGATGGCAGGATATATTTATAGTCATATTCAAAAGCAGGTGTGTCGGTAGAACGTGAAAGAGAAGCTCTTTTTGTAGCACAGCTCCATGGATATGAACGTAAAAGTTCTTTATAGGTTTGTTCAAATATTCTTTTAAGAACTCTCGCAGTTTTTGTATCATCATCAAGACTTAAAATAGCCTGCTCTCCGATTAGTCCGAGTGCAAAATTACATACATCTATTTTGGTAACTGCCATAAGTTCCTCCGGGAAAAAGAGGCTCGGAGCGGAAAACCCTAACCGCTCCGAATAATCCTCTATTTAGTGTTATAGATTAGTTCTGGTCGCATAATGCAACACAGACTTTATCTTCTTCCATACGAGTAGCACCGAGTGAAACTTCAACGTAAGCCTGCAACCTGTTTTTCTTATCAGGACGGACTACAACGTCTGCTTTGTAGCCTCTCCGTTCAAAGATAACACCAGACTTAATCCAAGCGACAACTGCACGTGTGTTCTGTTCTGCGGTGTCCTGCGGAATACCACGGGAAGAACCCCAAGACAGAATCGGTTTGCTGTCGGTTGAAGATGAAGTAAAAGTACCTTCTGAAGTACTGTCGTATGTTGCAAGAACATAGAAAATATTTTCAGAGGTAACTTTCTGAACGGTGTAGGTATCATCATAATCATAACCGCCTGTATTTGCAAGCGTTACAGAATCTCCTTCTGTAAGACCGTGAGCAGTAGCAGTTACTTTTATAGAAGATGCGAGAACTCCGCTACCGTCAGCAACTGCTGAATAAGCACCGCTGATTGTAACTTCATCCCAGTAGGGTATAAGATTACTCTTAACCCAGTTGAAACCCATATAACCGAACTGTGTTACAGCACCTTTCTTCAATGCGTAATAATCAGTATAATCAGAATTGATGAACTTGTCATCTACCAGCATATCGGAAAGCTGATTCTGAGAAACTGCAATTACGATTGAGTTCATCGGGTCGTCAAGGTCGTAGTTCTGACCGAAGAAATCCTGTATTGCTACGCATTTCTCATAAGTCAGACCTTCGCTACCTGATGCAATAACATTTCCAGAAGGAAGTGCTATGTCAGTAAATGAACCGTCATAAGCATCATCTTCTTTTTCTTCTGCATTTCCCAACGCACCCTTCAGAATAGTAATATCTTCTTCTTTTCCTTCTGCGTAAGCAAGGCTCTGAAGAATTTCAGACTGAGGATTTGTCAAAGCTCTTTCCTTATCCATAGAATCCTGTATCATTTCGCCATCGTCAAAATCTGTGCGGGTAATACGTCTTTGGTCGAAAGAACTTCTGTTGTCGGGAGTATCGGCGAAAGTTGATGTAACCGCATTCATACGTCTGCGGGCATCAATTCTCGGATAGATACCTTCGGCATTAGGTTTGTCGGAAACGTCTCTTACGTGAGGACGGAATTTTCCGCCTTTTTCCTCCATAATGTTATAGAGGGTGTCGGCATACTTTTTTACAAATGTAGGATTCTGATGTGAATCCCCTGAATCATAAGGATAAGCCATAAGTAATCTCCTGTTTTATTTAAGTTGCAATTAGACTTCTTTACAACGGCAAGAGTATCTACTTATGTAGGTCTTGCCTCGATTTACAGCTTCTCAGCTATATATAATGTTTCAATCGAGGCTCAAAGTGAGGTATCTCTTTGAAACGAATTAACCCCATCTCGCTTCGTACACTCTGTCACGTTCTTTAGTGGCTTCTTCCATCGCTTTTTCATCTCCTTCTCTGATAGCTCTTCTCATTTTCTTATTGATTTCGTCTATCTGTTCATCAAGACCGCTATCAGTTACAATGTCAGTACCGCCACCTTTTATCCTATCTTCAGATATTATAGTACCGACGTTATTGAGTAATTTAACGAGAAAAGCATTGTTTTTCAAGTATTGATTTTCAGATTTATCTATTTCTCCTTCAGGGTCAAGATAGTTCAGAGTCTTTTTCGCCCTGTCCATGACCCCTTCAGTTTTACGTCCAAACTCTTTTTCAAGCTGTTGTCTGTTTTTTTCAACATATTCTTTAATCTGTTCTTCCTGTTGCTGTTTCATTTCTTCCATCTGGGCAACCTGAGTCTTATCATGCCATTTAACAATGTTTTCAAGCTGTTTTGCGGTTAGATTGTTTTCGTGAGCAACCTGTTTAAACTCCTCAAACTGTTTTTCGTCTGTCGGAAAATCTTCTGGCAATTCACGTTCTACTTTGTAACCATCTGGTTTTTCAGGTCTGCCGAGCTTAGTATAAAATTCATTGATTTCATCTTCAGAAGATTCAGCATCAGGAATCTTTTCAACTTTTTTACCCAGCTGACTGCTGAGATGATTAAAGCCTTTTACCATTTCAGGAAATGATTCATACTTATCAAGTACGGAAATTCTTCTGATTTCTTCAGGAAGAGCATCTTTAAAGTTTTCGGCAAATTTACCTTCAGAGTCAACAATATAATCTAATGTGTTTTCTCCGCCTGTATCGCCTCCGTTATCCGGCTGATTGCTGTTTCCACCATTATTGTTATTACCTAATATATCTTCTGACATTGTTTACTCCTTTATTGGGTTTTTAATTGTCATTACATTTTCTCCGTCATCTTTAAACTTTCTTATTTTATCTTCAATTTCTCTAATGTCTGTTTCACGCATATTATGCAGATACAGAGCAATACTTCTCTGACCCAGCATTATGTTTGTATCTTTGTCTGTTTTGCCCAGACAGCTGGAATAAAGCCCGCAGAAGTCCATCAAATGCTCATACAGTTCGTCATCCATCTTTTTCACTTTTTCTGCAATACCAAGCTGTGTTTTAAGATGCTTTGCTCTTTCTTCATCATTACCGTTCTGTGCAAACTCATTAAACATTCATTTCCTCCTGTAATTTATCAAGCGGACTACCGCTTTCGGGTTTTTTAGTTGTCTTACTGGCTATATCAGCAGATTTATTTGCCATTTCCATTTCCATCATCTGCTGTTTCTGCTGTTGTCTTGCTTTTCTCATTTCTTCTACATCTTCTTTATCACGTAAAAAGTTGCTCGGTATATTCATTCTTCGAGCTTCACGTCTCATTACTTTATCAAAATCTATATTGTCAATTATATTCGGATTAAACTGTGCAACATCGCCTGCCAAACCGAGAAACTGCATTACACTTCTTGATTCAAGCTGTTCAGCAATAAGCGAAAGTTTTCCTAAAAATGTAATATTCAAACCTTCTGATTCTTCTATTACTATTTGCGGAGGCTCAGGAAATTCAGGAGCATTTTCACGCAACAGATAAAAAATCCTTTCCATAAGAGGTCTTATTTTTTCTGATTCCTGTCTTTTTACAGGCATAGCAATAAGCGATAGTGATATATCTGCTCTTTTGCTTACTTCTGTCGCTGTCATATTCTGGTGACCTCTTAAAAAGTCAAACAGAGGAAGGAAAAATGATTCATCTATACCCTGCTGAAAAATTTCAATATTATTTATTGCAAGCTGTGATTTACCTTCATACTTCACCCGTTCGGGTTTATTCGTAGAACGTCTTGTGTCCCAATAAATAAAAGCTCCGCTTACATTTCTTATCTTTCCTACAGCTTTTTCATCCATCGGCACAAGCCATTGAGGGTCAACTTCTATATCAACGGCTTTAAGATAGTCTCTTTTAAGCATATTAAGGGCTTTTATGTCAGCAAGTGCCTCCATAGCAGGGCTTCTGCCGTAAAGCTCTGTTTCCTTGTTGTAAAACCTGCATGGAGCAAACGGAAAAATGTCATAACCCTTTTCAGATACAATGGTTTTATGTTTTGCATCTATATAAACAGACTTCCAGGGCTTGTCTTTTGATTCTTCTGTTCCGTTGTATTCATTATTCGGATAAACGCATTGATAAAAGTCAATTTTTGTATTTCTTTCATCTTCATTATCAAGCATTTTCTTCAGTTCGTCAGATACATTTTCCTTACCGAAAGCCTGTATTGCCTGCTTGGGATTATATTTAAATTTTCTATATACAGTATCAACTTTGTGCATGTGGTTTTCTTCTACTGCATATTCAGGAATCGGTATTGATGTTATATTTATATTTCTGTCGTCATTATCCCATTCAGCATATATATTCGACATCCCGAACGCACCGTCACTCATAAACGAATTGGTTATCATTTCATCAAAATTGCTGTCGGCAAGTCTGTTTTTAAATATTCTGTTTATCTTTAAAAAATATTCCTGTACTTCATCATCTTCCATAAGTCTTTCATTTGCATCTTTCAGCTTGAACCAGTCTCCCGATACAAGATTACTGAACATTCCGCTTGCAAACTTACGCAAAGCACGCAGACCTTTATTGGTATATCTCTCAATGTTATCCACTTTTCTGCCTGCCTGTCCACGGACACGTACATTATGAAAATTACCTACTTCAGGATAAAAATAATCAGAACAGTCCTCCCACAATGTTTTCCACGTAGTTTTACGTCCGAACGCATTTTCAGCTCTATTGATAAGTTTTATTGCTTTATCGTTTATTTCATCCATAATTAAAGAAGTGTGTCAAGTTGTGAGTTGTCCTGCACAGGATTCAAAAGAGTATTAGTAAGAATTGTCGAACTTCTTCCACGGAGTTTTTTAAGCCGTTTACGCATATCTTCTTCGGCTTCAGCCTCTATCGGTACAGTTGTCGCCTGCGGAGGGGGAGCAGGAGGGGGAGCTTTAGGAGCTGAACCGCCACCGCCACCTTTGAAAAGTTTAATGTCAGATTCAGTATAAGTTTTATCTCTGCCAATCATTTTTAAATCTCCCTTTTTAAGTCGTCAACTGTTTTATACCAAATATCAAAATCAACATCTTTCTCCTCAGTAGGAATATAAAACAATTTCGGAACAATACAAGCCCGTTTGAAAAATAATTTCCTGATAAAAAGCCTTAATCGCCTTTCTGAACTCGGAATAGCACCAAATAAAACTTTGTAATGGTACTTTAAAAGCCAGTCATCTACCAAATATCTGCCTATTTTTACCGCATATCTCCTGCGATCTCCGCAATCAAATCCGCAAAAATGCACAAAACAGCTGTTTCCCATAAAACGATTCAACCATATACAACCAGTTATCACAGAATCATACGAAATTAAATAAAAATGGTTGTAATCAGCCTGCATACAACCTGCAAAACTGTATTCTCCGTCTATTTCCTCACTCGAACGAAAAATATTTGCATTGCCTTCGTCCTCTATCCTGCTGTAAACAGCTCTTAAAACCGCAAAATCCTCTATATAATTTACACTTACCAAGTCTTTATCAAACATATCAACCCCTTTGCATTATATTTCCGTCTCCACTACCATAAAGACTGCGTTCCGTTTCAGCCATCTGCTGCAACTTTCTTCTTCGGCTACGTCTATGTACCCCTATGTCAATCAAATCAAGCTCTACTGCCCTTGCCATAGCCCTGAACGCATCACAACTATGAGATGTCCAGTCATGCTCAGGCTTTTCACGAAAATACGTGTGACCATTCTTACTCTTCTTCTCAACTACCTCATAATGATAGTTTTCAAGACAATCAAGCCCGTGTCCGCATTTCTCCTCATTAACCCGTACCCGACTGAAAACCCTGCGGCATAACTCAATATCCGAATCCAAATCATTCGTTTTCGGTATCCTTTCAAAATTCATACCGTAATCCTCCGCCTGCTCTATCGTACTAGTACCAGTAAACTGCTCTCTCTTCTTTATATCCCACGGTGCATAATGACCACCATATACATACTTACGGCTGTAAACTTCATCTATCGCATCAACCAAACCTATTCCACTCTCCTCATAGTGGTCTATTAAAACTATCTTGTCATCCCTCGGAAACTGAACAAACCATATTGCTATCGCATCACTAACTCCCAAATCCCAAAAAGTATATACCGGATAACTAGTATCATAATAATAATCACCTACCCTGTCATCCGAATACATCCGCTTCATCTGCTCACCATAAACCTGACCCTCTATACCATGCTCAAAACTACAGTAAAACTCCTGCTGTATCATACTCTCACTCATCCCGGATAACCGCTCCTCCTCTATCGCATCCGCTGATATCGCATTCGTATCATCAACCGTCAGCAAAGACGTGTACCAGTTATCTAACTTCTTTACCCTCTCAAATAAATCGTAAGCATGATTCTTACCCCTCGGTGTAGTATTAAATATTGCCCAACCTCCATTCTCCGCCAATATCGGACGTACATAATCCCAACCTTTAGGATTCTGCTTCGCAAACTCACTAAATACCGAACCAACAGGATTCGTTCCTACTACATCCAACCTGTCCGTTCCTATCAATTGAAAAAATGAACCGTTTATTAAACTGAAACTCATATCACGATTGCGTACATCTCCATCTAACAACTCTCGTGGGATATAATCTAAAAAACCATTCCCATTACCATCAACACCCTCCCAAATTACCTTGCGACCCAACGTACTCGTAGGAAAATAATAATGATAAACTCCAACACGCTCCGTCATCTTCTTTAACATCAAATTTAATAAACTCAAATCCTTACCCGCACGACGATGCCATACACAAAAAGCTCGCTTTATACCCCTGTCAAGTGCACTAAATAGACCCAACTGATAACTCCGTGGACGAAAATTGTACGGTATCTCTATTTCCCTACTCATAAAATAAACCTCAACATATATTAACAATAAAGCAATATAACTAATATTATCTACAATGCAAGTTATTTCAAATATGGAACGAGGGGATAGTAGAAGAAAACAACGGCAACTGCGTTCCGAGGGGGGGGGGTCGGTACAACCCCTATATGGTAAAACATCTCAAATGAAACTGAGAAAAAAACATAAACAGAACTTCAACTGCGAGCGGTAAACTTCATTCAGTTTATCAGTTGGAATAGAATATTTATTTGAAGATGGTTGAAGTTTAGCTGGAATATTTATTGTGGATATGAAATAAGCATGGATATTTTTTGGATTGCTGGAATAAATCAGTTGTGCTCCTGAATCTGTACAGCCTCGGCATGGATAATATTTGGATTCAACAGAATTTACATAACTGAATAATCCTGAATCCTTGCTTTAATATCCTCAAGCTCCTGTGTTTTTTGGTAAATAACCTCATTGAGCTTCTTAACCTCATCCTGCAGGCTATGCGAATAATCCATGGTCTTAAAGTCAATGTTTACAGACTCAGCATTGCTGTAAAAGCCTGACAGCTTCGCTTGTAAGTCCAGAAACCTTGCTTTCGCTGTGTCCGATGTCTCTTCTGATCGCACCAGGTCGGACAATATCGACTGCATCTCTCCAATTGATAAACTGCCGCCGTCAAGTAACTGCTCTTCTGCTTCTACTCTACCCTTTTCCTTCGCTGTTTTAAGGTGTGAAATAAAATGTTTCTGGAACTTTTCTGAGATGCTTTGTATATTCTTTGTTTTTAATAGCGAATCCTTGCTTAATTCAATGGAGGATTTTTGGATTACTGCTGTTAGTATATGGTCAATTATTGTCTCAATAAACCTATCGTTTTTATAGTATGTATGTATTTTATTTTTTTTGTTTGTTTGATTATCTTTAATATACTTTTTATTTATTTGTTTTGTTTGATTACTTTTTGTTTGGTTAGTTTTGTTTGTTTTGTTATCTTTGTGTTTTTTATTATCTTTATTATATTTATTATAACGCGTGTGTGTGCGTGAAAGGTTTTTTATGTTTTTATCTTTGTTAATCGGGATCATGATTACCTTTTTTTTGTATTGTGGTTTTATTTACTATAGTTTATTTTTATTTTTTTTAAAGTTTTTAGTTTTTAGCTATTGTATTATTAGTTTTTAAGTATATAGTAGTTATGTAAGTTAATTAAGGACAATAACAAAAACAAAAAAAGAGGTAAAAAAATGGACACACAAAAACAAACAACATCAAAATTATTACAAGCAATGTTACACGTAAATACAGGCAAAGCAATTTGTGATAGCGGGAGCATATATGGCTATCACTACGAAAGCAATGAAAACATTGACTTTGATAAACAGCCGGATGTCACACATGTAATAGATGATGATGAGATCATTTATACCGTCAGTATTTATCATTAT